GTCTAATTCTAATCCAGTAATATATACTGCCATACGTGGTACACTTGGCATTTTATTTTCACTATTTTCTTTGATTATATTAGCAACTTGCCTTGTTAAATCACCATAGCTTACTGGTATACTTCGTAATCCGCCGCTACTATCTTGCCATTGAAATCCGCTACACAAACGTACTAGTTGTGTTATGTAACGTCTAATCTGTCCATCATAAAAATGTTGCATTAATTATCTGCCTTTGGTTTAAGTGCTTTAGATAAACTTTGTTTTTCTACAACGGTATCACCACCAATTGTTGAGGTAGTTGAATTGTTAACAAATCCTGTTTTAAGTGTTGTACGTGTATCAGTATTGCTTAGTGTCATTCTAACACCGTCTTCAACTTTGATCCATCGGCTGTTATCGTATCTAAATAATCTGTTTGGCATCATGTCTGTTCGTAAAAAATAATCGCCTGTTTGCGCAGCATTAGGAAATTGAATTCCACTTCCAAACGATTCTCCATTTGGAGCAATATTGTCACCTAACAAATATCCTTGGTATCCTTCTCTAGCAGGAGTTTGAGAAACTCTATCAGCTAGTATGTCAGCTTGTGATGCATCAAGCTCGCTAGTATCAGTAGTAACTAATTCAGGACGTCCTTGATTATCAACTTGTAGTGTGTAAAGGTTACTAGTATCGTATCCACTTTTTGCAGAATCTGCGTCAGCTTGTGCAACTACTGCATTGTTAATTTGCATTTCTGTTTCGAACGTACTTAGTACATCGCGTAGTGTATTATTAGCATCATCACCTGCAGGTAAATCTAATATTTCGCTGAACTCTTGTCCGTCGTATATTTGCTTTAATTTAACTCTATAAAGATGCGGATACCATGTTTGCGAAAATCCTTCAGCAGCACGGTTTACATCTTCAACTACATAATATCTTTTAAGTGCAACTGAATAATCGTTTAATGCATATTCATCAATTAGATGTGGAAATTCAACAACATCACCTGATAGTATTTTTCGACCTAGCGTTTTAACACTGCTATTAATATGTATTGTCATAAACAGTGTATCGTTTTGTAAAAATAGTCCAAATTGACTTAAATTAAAATCAGTATCTGATACGTTATATATTGCTCTCATGTTATACACATCAGGATCGTATTTACGATCTCTGTTTTCTAAGAACAACATGTCTTGTATATTAGTTTCTTTTACTACATCGTATTGGGGTTCAGATGCAGTTGCGTTTGCATCACTAGGATTTTCAGGACCAATATATTTGTGAACATTTATATCTGTTCCGCCAATTGAAAATTGTTCATAGATAACTTTATCTAGGAATTCGTAATCTTTTGTTTTATTTGGTCTATATAAAGATAAACGTGGCATATGTATATTTATCCGTAGGATAAATACTAGTGGAGATTATCAATGGCTGATTTAGTAACACAAAAACAAGAAGTATTTGATTATGTAAATGCATTCCTCGGTGGCGGTATGGTAGACGTAGAACTTGACCCAATTCACTACGAAGCAGCACTTACAAAATCATTATCAAAATACAGACAACGAACCGAGCATAGTGTCGAAGAAAGCTATGTAACTCTTAAGTTAGTACAAGATCAAAACGAGTATGTACTTCCACAGGAAATTGAAGAAGTTCGTCAAATATACAGACGTAGTGTTGGATCACGAACAGGCGGCGGCGATGGCGGAAGTTTGTTTGAACCATTTAATCTTGCATATACAAATACATACTTACTAGCAGCTAGTGGAGTTGGCGGCTTAGCATCTTACGAACTATTCGCCCAACGTCAAGAATTAGTAGGCAGAATGTTTGGATCGTTTATTGAATTTACATGGAATTCTACTACAAAAGCATTAACTATTTTACAACGACCAAGAACAAGTGTTGAAGAAGTTTTAATGTTTTGTTATAACTTTAGACCCGATAGTCAATTGCTTGAAGATTATAGAGCAAAGCAATGGATTAAAGATTACACACTTGCAAGTTGTAAATATATGCTAGGCGAAGCAAGAGAAAAATTTGCTACTATTGCAGGCCCACAAGGCGGCACAAGTTTAAATGGTGCAAGTTTAAAAGCAGAAGCCCAAGCCGAAATGGAAAAGTTAGAAGCAGAAGCTGCATTAGCTATAGCAGGCGGTACTGGCTACGGTTTTGTTATTGGCTAATATGATTCATTAATTGTCTAGTGTTAAAAACTAAATCTTCTAATGTACCATTATTGTCAATAGTATAATCTGCCATCCATTGTTCTAAGCTCATTGAGTCTTTTGATTCTGTAGGCAAGTGATCTGTTCTATCTACCCAAATAGCATAATCAAAAACAGAAGTATTTTTCATAGCAAAAAATTCTCTTTTGTTTCTTAAACCACAATAGATATCGTATTCGGCAAACATTTCTCTGCCTAAAGAAGCGCCATCTGTTACATTGTAATCGCAAATAGCATCATACCATTCTTTACGATGATTATGTCTATCAGCATAACATTCTTCTTCGCTAGTATAATTGTACTTGTCTTTTAAATCATTATAGATAAAAAGTTTACTACAAAATTGACTACTACTCTCGAATGTGTAATTATATTGATCTCGTAGAATTTCGCACACAGTATCCTTACCGTGTCTTCCATGTCCAATTACTAATAGCTTTTTCTTCATAATATCATAATAACATATTTTGCAGTTTTGTCAACCATTAAACTCCTATATAACGGCTAAAAACCGGTGTTTTACAGGGGTATGGATAAATATTACTAGCAACAAAAATACCCATGAGGAGAATACAAAATGGCATTAACATCACCAGGTGTTCAGGTTAGCGTTATTGACGAGAGTTTTTACACTCCGGCAGAACCAGGCACAACACCTTTAATTTTCATTGCTACAAAGCAAAATAAAAAGAATCCAGGAGGCACTGGTATTGCACCAGGTACAACGAAAGCAAACGCAGGTAAAGTATACTTGATGAGTTCACAACGTGAATTATCAGAAACTTTTGGCGATGCATTGTTTTATTCAGATGCAAGTAATAACATGATTCACGCAGGTGAACAAAACGAATACGGATTACAAGCAGCATACAGTTATCTTGGCGTAGCTAATCGAGCATATGTTGTAAGAGCTGACGCAGACATTGGCGAATTAACAGGTAGTGCAACTGAAGTTGCAGGTAACCCAGCTGATGGTGCTTGGTGGTTTGACACAGATGATACAAAGTACGGCATTTTTGAATGGAATGGCGAAGCTGCTACTGTTACTAACGGTCAGAGCTTTGTAAACAAAGTTCCAGCAGTAATTACTGATACTTCAAAAGTTGTTGATTATGCTGGATCAGATTATACTCCAAAAACTAGTGTAGGTGCAGTAGGCGACTATGCTATTGTTGCTGTTTCAAATGTAAATCGTTTATGGTATAAGAATTCTTCAGGCGCATGGGTTGAAGTAGGTTCTAATGCTTGGATTGCAAGTTGGGCATTTGTTTCAGGTACAGCAGGTGCAACACCTAGTGGTACAGGCAACATTGTATTTACAATTGATGGAACAACAACAACAGTTACAACTACAGGCACAACATTAAACCAAGTAGTAAGCGACATCAACGGCGATGCAGGCGCACAAGCCGAAGGCATTACTGCTAGTGCAACAGGCAACAAACTAAATTTATTCTACAACGGTAGTGCAGGCGCACAAAGTGTTGTACTAAGTGAAACAAGTAGTGTGCTAACAGATTTTGGTATTACACCAGGAACATTTAGAGCACCAGAACATACTATTGCTCCACATACAAGTGTTCCAGAATGGAAAAGTAGAGATTCATCACCACGTCCAACAGGAAGTGTTTGGTTAAAGTCAACTAATCCAAACCTAGGCGCAGCATACAGTGTAAAGCAATATAGTGCATCATCAGATAGTTGGACAACAGTTTCAGCACCGTTACACGCAACTAACCACGCAGCAATTGCATCAATTGACACAACTGGCGGCGGAGCAAATATTGCAGCAGGCGCAGTATATGCAAGAACAAACGTAGCCGAAGATACTCGTCCACGTGGTTCAGTGCAACTTATGGTAAGACAGGCAACAGGCGCAACTAGTATTACAAGTGCTGCAATTACATCAAGTACATACACAGCAGCATCGCATGATTTTACAATTAGTGAATCAATTGTTGGTAGTGCTACAATGTCAGCACCAGTAACTATTACATTTACTGCAACTGCTGCAACTACAGATGCAGACGTAGTAGCTGGCGCAATTAACGGCGCTGGATTAACAAATGTAAGTGCTACAGTAAATAGTAAAAATCAACTAGTTATATCACATGCAACAGGCGGTGAGATTCGTTTAGTTGAAGGTACAAATACTCCACTAGATAATATCTTTACACCGTTTGTATCAACTAATCCATCTTCGACTGCAAATTTCTACTTTAGACCAGGTACTGACGTAAGTACAAGTCCAAAAGAGTTTATGGCATCAAACTGGAATGTACTAACATATACAGCAAAAGCAACTGCTCCAACAGCAACTCCAAACACTGGTGCGCTATGGTATAGTAGTGTTGTTGACGAAGTTGACATTATGATTCATAATGGTACAACATGGGTTGGCTATAATAACTTTGATCACCAAGGTGACGGACAAATTGGTGCAAATAGTGTACTAGACGAAAACGGTCCAATTGTTGCAGCAGTAGCTCCAACAAAACAGAGCGATAATGCAACAGTAGTTCAAAATGGAGACATTTGGATTAGTACAGCAGATTTAGAAAATTATCCACAAGTATACAAATACAATGGCGATACTTCTAAATGGGTACTACTAGACAGCACTGACCAAACAACAGAAGCAGGCATATTGTTTGCTGATGCTCGTTACAATACAAGTGGTGCAAATAGTGCAACAGCAGGAAACATTGCTGATATGGTAGTAAGTGACTACTTAGACCCAGATGCTCCAGATCCAGCATTATATCCAAAAGGCATGATTTTATGGAACACACGTAGAAGCGGCTTTAATGTTAAGCGTTACGAGCGTGATTGGATTGACACTACAGCACTTAATGGAAGACAAGGTGACGCTTCAATGAGCGGGTACTATGCTAATCGTTGGGTAACTGAGTCTGCAAACAATGTAGACGGTAGTGGTTCATTTGGACGTAAAGCACAGCGTAAAGTTATTATTCAAGCTCTACAAGCAGCAGTTAATAACAACGATGATATACGTGATGACGAATCAAGAGTGTTTAACTTAATTGCAGCACCTGGTTATCCAGAACTAATTGGAGAAATGAATACTCTAAACAATGACAGAGGCTTAACTGCATTTGTTGTTGGAGACTCACCATTTAGATTAGCGTCTAAAACAACTGATTTACAAAACTGGGCAAGCAATGCTAACCTAGCAGTTGAAGACAATGATAACGGTCTAGTAAGTAGAGACGAATACTTAGGCGTTTACTATCCAAGTGGATTTACAAGTGACAACGCAGGTAACAATGTTGTTGTTCCAAGTTCGCATATGGCACTACGCACTATTGCATTAAATGACCAAGTTGCTTATCCATGGTTTGCACCAGCAGGTACAAGACGTGGTAGTGTAACTAACGCAACAGCAAGTGGATTTGTTAATGCAGAAGGTGAATTCCAGAGTATTGCACTTAACGAAGGACAGCGTGATACGTTATATTCAAACAATGTAAACCCAATTACATTTATTAATGGCGCAGGACTTGTTGTATTTGGTCAAAAGACTAGAGCAGCAAATGCAAGCGCATTGGATAGAGTCAACGTAGCACGTTTAACTGTATACTTACGTAGTCAACTTAAGAAACTTGCAAAACCATATATCTTTGAACCAAATGATAAAATCACACGTGATGAAATCAAACAACAGGTTGAAAGTTTAATGGTAGAATTAATTGGACTTAGAGCAATCTTTGACTACTTAGTTGTGTGTGATGAAACTAACAACACACCAGCAAGAATTGATAGAAACGAACTGTATGTAGATATTGCTATTGAACCAGTAAAAGCAGTAGAATTTATTTACATTCCGCTACGTCTTAAAAATACAGGAGAAATTTCCGGGTTATAATATCATAA